GCCAATAGCCTCATCAATATCAAACGCTGAAATCAGGCCATACATTGCAGCGGAAACGTCTGTAAGTGGCCGGGTCGATAAATCAACGTGCTCCACAAACAGGGGCTTTCCCCGGTGATAGTTGGTTATACGGTCTGTGTATTTGCTCATGGCGACACCGTAATGGAGATGTTCGCTACGCTGCAGGTGGCGGATTCGTTATAGGCAATGACAATATTGGAGGCAGATACAGAACCGGCTGACTTGCCTATCTGCAGGCTGTTGATGTCGTAATAACGAGCATTGCCGCCACTGACCACGCCGAGGTTCGCTGGCGAATAGAGGCGACTGAGCAATACGTCATCGCCGATCGTCAGAGAGTTGATGTAGTCAGCTATTGCCTGCTTAATCTGCTCACCAATCTGCGTGGTGTACCCTGTAAAAACCTTGAGAGTCAGGGCCACATAGATTGGAACATTGGTCGGGCGCGAAAAGCTGATGTCATGCGGGTTGCCGTATTTGTCAGGCACCTGGGTAGTTGTGCTGCCAAACGTCCCCACGCCCTGACCTTTTTTTCCCCGGATGGTTTGTGCGATCAGGGTGACATCTCCGCCCTCTACAATGGCCGCGATATAATGTCCGGGGATGCCGTTGGCATCAGTCGCGCCGGTATCGTTCTCATAGAGTTTGTGCCGGATCACGCCAGCGACATTAGCCAGTGCGCCATCGACGGCTTCAAATGGTGTCAGTGATGGTATAGCAACGCTACGGCTTTGCCTGATGCGCAGTGCTGAGTCCTTTTCAGCATCTGAGCCCACTGCTGCTGCAACTGAGTTGGTTACGGCCGTCCAGCCTCGGGTAGGTGTGTTTATCTGAGTGATTGAGCCAATCACAGCTGCTACTGCGCCCGGAACGGCGCAAGTTGCTGTCACAGTCACTGAGCCACCCACGCCAATCGTAACGCTGGCGGGTAGGTTCCAGATAATACCGTTCGCATCCTTAACGGAGCCGTTGGTGATAGTGGTGCCGGCAGTGCCGCTGAGCGTCAGGTCAACCGTTGAATTCGTCGAAGGCTTTCGCGTGATACCGTTAATTTTGATGTTGCGGGTAAGTGCGTCGGTCATGGCGGTTGATGGTGAGAATGAGGTGTAAACCTGAATCGCCGTGTTGTTAGCGTCATGCACCGACAGGGCTACCAAAGCCACCATCTGCCCATCTTTACTGTCCGGTTCTAAGTAAGCGTCGGTACCGTAAATCTGCTGAAAATATTCGGTGAGTTTACTCAGTATCGTCTGGTAATCGGGCGCACTTATCCCTGAGGCGGTCACCGTAGCGGAGAGCCCCAGCGTATCGAGATTGAGAGCCATTATGCCTCGCTTGTGACGGTAGTCGTTCCGTAGATGGTGTCGATGGTTGCGGTGAAAATCACACGCCGTGATGATGTGTTCAGATTGGTATCGAACGACTTAATTGAGTTAACGCCGGGCGTCTCAAGTATCCGTTTTCGGATAGCAAGGTTATACGTTTCAGGCTTCTGCTTTCCGAGTACCGACTGAACCCATGGCGTACCCTCAGTAGTATCGAGGAACCACTGACCGTACCAGAGAAGGAATCGCGTTTTTACGGCCTGAGCAACACACTCCGGCGAGTTAATCAGCCAGGTGTCATCCCCTTTACCGAAGGTGTAATCACCGTTTTCATCTTCGCGTCTGTATCGCATCAGTTCACCTTGCCTGAATTGCTGTTGCCGCTTTGCACGCCGTTATGCGTGTGCTGGTCGCTGATGTCCTTGCCGTTAGATTTCAGGCTGCCGATGAATTCGATAGCGCCGGTAATTTTGGCTGCTGTGCCAGTCGCGAGGCTACCCACCATGCCACCCATCCACGTCAGAAGACCTGTTATCGTTACAGCCTGGCTGAACTTAGCCAGAGGCGTCGTTACATTCAGTCCGCCCGGTGCGACGATGTTAACTGCATGGCTGTTCGGGTCCAGCTCGATATAAGCCGCCCCGTCATCGGTGCGCATCTGCATCGTGGTGGTGCTGATATTGTTGATTTTCTCCGCCTGCGACTGTGGTCCAACAAAAGCGAAGGCGTCTGACAGGTCATGCTGGCGTGGGTCTACAGGCTCCTGCACACAGCCATTCTGCCACCAGAAATCAATGCAGCGGTCACTGAAAATGACCAGGCACTCATCCCCCTCTTTGACCGGGAAGGTGATTGTGCATCCGCCGCCACGTGGGAACACAACCGGGACGTCGAGAAGCAAAGGAAGAGGTGCCGATTTAAAGTTACCCAGCTCATCTGCTGCCTGACCGCTGATGGCAGGCTGAACAGTGCAGGTGCAGGCGATCGGGTCGAAGGTCTGGATAATGCCAGGCATGGAGACGCGGAGCATGGAGAAGATGGAATCTGACAAGGCTTTATAGGCCTGCGATTCACCGCCAGCCTGTGATTGTGGTGAAACTGGCATATTATCTCCAATAAAAAACCCGCCGAAGCGGGTTAAATTCTTTTCATCTTTTCAGGCTTTAAATTTGGGCACCAACTACATCCCTTGCTGACTGCGAGCGCCTGAACCTGGTCAGACAGGCTAAAAGGCAGTTTCTCAGAAATGCGCCCCTCCCATCCGACTAACAATCTGCATGGGAGCATATAGTTACCTGGGTAATTTGAAACGCATTGGCAGTAGGATTCAACATTCGTCGCTTTCATTGATTTTGCAAAGCAGGATAGTGATGTCGAAAGATCGTAAACACTTACGACTGTTTCTCCATTTATGTAAGCCTGAACGCCGGTGATGGTATAGATAAGGCTCAGTAGATTTGAGGCTAATGCCAATTGCTGGCCATCTCTTGAGAATGACGCTAAGTGATACTGCTTGTCTGCCAACACGCCAATTTTGTAAACGTCCGATAGCTCAGCCATTGCTACGGCCATTGGATAGTTTTTTGCAGTGGAGCGCGGGAAGATTATTGTCACCACAAGGCTTTGATCTCTTAGAGTCGAGAGATCTAATCGCCCAAGATTAGCTAATCCTTTACCAGCCACGAACTAAGCCTTTTTACAGTCATATGAGCCTAACATTCTCGGCTCGTTCATGTTTGAACGGATCGCCTCTACATTCAGAATGGCTTTGCCATTACGCTTGATGTAGTCCATGCCGTAGAAGCCGGGGTAATCTGTACGCGGCACCATCCATTGGTACTGAACGGATGAGTAATCCTCTTTAGCGGCGAGAAAAGTGAACTTCTGGCTCACCGGACGGATGTTATTGACGTGAGCAAATCCATCATCACTCGATGATATTAAAAACGGACCACATTGCATGATAGGTTTTGGCGCTGCAAAGCACACAGTTGAAAACATAAAAGCCATGAATGCTGTAGCGCCTAACTTGCTCATGTGGAAATACCCCGAGTGATAGCAGTTGATGTCTGAAGGTCTGCGGAACCTCTGGCGCTGCACATTAAATCCATATACCAGGCTTGTCCGCGTGTATCAGCAGTATAACTGATGGATTGCACGATATACACGCCATCGGTCGCAATACTTGCGGGCTGTTGCAGTGTTCCGTTGACGTTCAGATTCCCGTTATTTTCGGTCTCAAAAATCCTCCCGCCCGACCGCTGAACTTCGTCGCTGGAAAGTGCTGAGCGATACACAGAAGCCTGGTCCAGTTCTATCAGTCCACCAACCCGGATATTGGGATTGATCAGGCATCGCACGTTAACGCCAGCGCCCATGGTCTGCTGTGGCATGCCGATGAGCCCGGTACGGCTGTTAAGCACGATCGCCTCATGGATGTACTTATCAGTGCTGACCATCTGCGCCTGACCATCCACAATCTGCCAGTTGGCATTGCACTGGTCAGCCACGTTGCTCATCACGTCGCGCGCCATGCCATACATCACACGCCCGCGAGGGAATACGGTGTCCGGCATCTGAGCAGTAATGCCCTGCGTCACGCCAAAGGGCTGGAAACTCTGCATCGTAGCGGCATGCAAATCTGCCACCGTGTAACCCGCTGCCAGCGTCGTGTTGACCTTCGCGGCTACAAACGCCTGATGACCGTCAATGGCCTGAATCAGGATGTAAGTGTCGGTCGGGTTATCGCGCCCGGTTATCGTAAAGCGAATCTCACCGTCGAATATCTGTCCGAAGTTCTGCCCGTCCGTCTGACCCACCTGAGTCGCATCTACATTGCGCGCAATACCAACCTGGCTGGCATCGACTGGAGCAGCCAGTCCATCGTAACCGGCGATCATCTTCAGCCTGGAAAACTCCTTACCCTGAATCCGGCTGACAGTGTCTTTCTTCAGGTTATAGATTTTCACTGTCGCAACGCGCGGCCATAGCGCATTCGTCCACTCGATATTAAATACGACTTTGAAATCTGAAAGGCTGATGCCTGCGCCTGACTCGTCGACCAACAACAGTTCAAAGTGGCGCATCCAGTTCTGGCTCATGCTCACCCCGTGATTACGTAGAGATGGCTGCGAATGCCAAGGTCAGTTTTGGTTGGGTAATCCTGCGAAGCGTCATCGCAGGCCACCTCAAGCGCGAATCCCAGATTAAGGTAGCCCCACTGTGAAAGCAGGTTACCGCCTGTCACCATAGGGATTCCATTCACAATCTCGTTGCCGCCGCTATCCATCAAATCAAGCACCCACGCGAAGTCACGCCACTCAACCTGTAGCCGGTAGGTGGTGTTGCTCAGGTTAATATTGAATGCCTGATTATCCGGAGAGAGCGGGATTTCATATCCCTGCATGATTACCCCGACACATAGCTGTAGAGTTTCGAGAGCACAGACTCATTGGCGCTTTTCACTGACTTGATGCCGGTGTTCTGCACTGGTGATGTGCTTACTCCATCCGTCATGTCGGTTTTGTTCGCCACGCTGATCGTCTGAGTCTGCGAGATAGGAACTTCTTTGAGCGTAAGAGACGCCATCAGGACATTTTCAGACGTGCGGTCAGTGGTTACATCAAGCACGCGTATCAGCATGTTGCTGTAAATGCGCTTTCCGGTTACCACGTCGAACGGAACGCGACTGGCCTGCAGGTCGAGAAGCCGCTGATAGGTCTCTTTTGGACTAAGCCCAAGATTTAACCCAACTGATGAGGTGTA